GCTCGGTCATCTAAAACGGGGCGAGCGAGTCGTCCTCGCAGCCCAGGTCCTCGACCACGATCCGGCGGTTGAAGTAGATGTTCTCGTTCTCGCCCTTCGTACGTTTGGTGATCTCCAGCTTCACATCGAGTAGATCACCCAGCCTGGCCGGGAGATGCGATGCTTTCTCGATATCGACGCCGCATGTGTGCAGGTCCGTCTTGAGCCACTTCAGATTCTCCTTAGACGCCATCACGCTGTTGCGCCAGAGAAGGCGACCGGCCAGTCGCGGGCCGAGAATCTTGAGTGTCCATTTCAGCATAGGATTGCCGGAGGACTGAGCGCGGGTGAGTTCGACTTTCTCAACATTCACCTGATACTTGCCGTCGGGAACATCTTCGAACTCACGTTCCTCGACGGGCGCATCCGCGAAATCATCGTCAAACTGAGCAAGGTCAAGCTCGCTCACGCCGGTGGTGTCGTAATCCTGGGTCATCTGGTTGCCTCCTTGGATGCTTTCTTGGTATCTGCTGTGGCGTTGAACGCCTCAATGAACTTGGTGTAGTCGAGATCGATCACGTCGGGGAGCCTGCCGGTGCGGTCACCCGCCTCGTAGTTCAGGCTCGGTTTGGTGCGCATCACACGCCGCGCGACCATCTTGCCGTCAGGGCCAGCCGTGGTCTCGATATCGCAGTAGAGAACCATATCGACGAGGCCGAGGACTATCTTCCTGGCCTTCTCCGGCAGGGTGGGCACGATCTTGGTGTACTTGCCGGTCCGGGTCTCCATTTCTATCTCCTGCGAATGGGAGATCAGGTAGAGCCCGCAGGGCATGAACGCGAGCTTGTTCAGAACGCGCTGGAACTCATTGTTCGTTAGAGCGTAGCCCTTGCCAAAACCGAGATCTGATTCGTGCTCAACCTTGAACTTGCGGCATACGTACTCGGCGCACATCTTGTAGGCGTTATCGACGGTGTCGAGAATCACGGTCTTGAACTGGTGGTTGCCTTCGGCAATCTCCCCGCATGCCGCGAGCAGTTCGTCCCATGACCTGATAGGTATCTGGAACACCTCCAGAGAATTGAGGCCCGGCTCGGTCGATAGGAAGAGCGCGCCTTTGGCATGAGAGCACCAGGTAGAGTTGTGCACCACGAAATCACTGGCAATGAAATTGTGAGTATCCGGGATGGTCAGATCATATACCGGCTCAACCATCGTGGGTTCGATACTTCGTATTCTGTCGAACAGGATGGAACCCATACGATCCAACTGCGTGGGGTTCGCACGAACATTGTAGAGAGCGGCTCGGACGGTTTCAGCCTTGACAGCTTTCTCGCCGGTGAACCCGATCTCATCAATGAACTTGATTACATCGTTCTTGCTCGCGACAAGAAGCTCAGCGCCGTAAAGTTCACCGTCCAGGAATCTGTTGCGAATCAGCGACACGATCCCAAAACGGAGCAGCAGGTGCTGAACCTGACGGACCATGTGGATTGATGTCGAGCTGTAGCTGACCCGGCCTGCAGCCTCCATGCTGCCGTCGCAGGTAAAGAGCTTGTTCAAAAACAGAGCGAGCTTCGGTTTCTTCAATCCGAACACGAAGTCAGGGATGAACTTGTCAGGCGCGCGCAATCCCTGCAGGCCATATTCCTTCAGAAATGTAATCACGTTGTTCTGGGTACCGCCCTTGCCTCGCACACGAACATGCGTAATACCCCTGGAGTTGTCGTACTCGACGCACTCGTCCCCACGTCTTTCTACCGCTGCCTCGAAGTCAAGTCGGACCTCGGGGTCAAGCTTAGTGAACACAGGAGATCCGTTCTCATTGAGGGATCCATCAGCAAGCAGATATGCGAGAATAGTGAGCAGGTCGTCATCTGTGCGCGTGCAGCCGTACAGATTCGGGTATTCCGCGACCACGGCGACTCTGTCGCACTCTCGAAGCTCCGAAAGAGGTTTCCATCCATCTCTTGTTAGAAACGGATGATTCGCGGTTGCCTCGATGGTGCGGCCGGTCTGGGTGGTCAACTTGAACATCTGGGCCGGTTCGTTGCATATATACGCACTCGGCTCGGCTTCAACAATGCATCCGGCTGCGGCCAATGTGTGAACTGATCCTGCCTGCGATTCCACAAGCTCACGGATTGTGCGTGGTCGACCGGTGACTGGGTCGATGATCATGGTGTCACCTTTCAGGCACTTCCCGATCTTCGTCGGCCCGTAGGTTAGCACGGTCAGATCCGCCAGGTTTGGCTTAGGCGGGGTCTTGGTTGTCGGTAGTAAGCTCAATGACTAGTCCTCCTTCTGAGCGACGGTTGAATTGATGTAGGCGGCCACGATCTGCGCGGTAGCATGGACTGCCGCCGGATATACCTCCTGGCATGGATTGTCCTGATACAACTGTCTGCCTTTGGCCAGAAATGTGCTGTATACATCGCCGGTAAGTTGGGCGATCTTCTCCTCAAGCGATTGCATGTGTGTCTCCCTTCGTGATGGTTAGAATGCGGGGGGCATATATGCCGAATCCCCGCGCGAATCTTCCCGCAGCTCTTCGTGCGGCGGCTTGGTCTCATAGAAGTTGGCGATCACGTTCTCGCTGCCGCCGGAGCGACAAAGGGCGTAGTACGCGCATGGCCGGTGATAGTTGAAGCAGTACGCCGTGTTCCGGTAGAACACATCGCGCCGTCTGCAGTCCAGGAACTGCTGGGTGAGTTCCCAGAGGTCGATCTTCATCGCGTCGAACTGATCACGAGAGATGTAGAGCACCTCTCGGCAGAACATGTCCGACGCGTCGTATTTTGCGGAAAGGCGCAAAGCGAAGTCTTCGTCCGGTTCCGGGAGCTTGCGCGTGGCCGTGGACTTGCCTGTCTTGGACTTGGCAATAAGCTCAGCCCGGCGGTCTTCGTACTCTGCCTCGGTCTCACCCTTGCCCTGCTGGAGCTTCGCCTTGACGAGCACGTTGTAGATGACGCCCGCGATGCGGATACCGAGTGTTTGCTCGATGTAGTGCGCGTACAGCGTGATCTGTAGATCAGTCCAGAGCTTCTCCAGATAGTCGCCATCCACTTGCGAGGCGGTCTTATGCTCCAGCAGGTAATGCTCACCCGTGGCACGCGTTCGCACTATCCCGTCGACCTTGCCCGCGATGGTGAAACTCCTTGACGGAGCGCCCGTTGCGGGGTTGGTAATGACGCCATCGAACGTCTTCTCTAGAGCGACGACGTCGAAGTCCTCAGACGGATAGCGAGCCGCATAACCCGTCATCATTGCCCTGGCCAGATGCCAATCGGATCGCTCGGATTCGTCCTGTGCACGATTCGGTAACGTAGCGTCGATGAAGTCGAGCACTTCCTCCAGATCGCTTCCGCCGTGCCACATCTCCAGGCACGTGTGGATGAGCGTTCCAAAGGAGAGAGCCTGGTCCCGACCAATGGGGACCAGTTCCCTCACATACCGCCACTCGCAGGCCTTCCGGCAGTTGCGGAAGGCGTTCCAGAATGAGTAGGTCGTGATCATCTTGGCTCCCACAGAATGGTGCCCAGGCCATAAATGTAGTCGCTATGCTTTCGGCGAGCCTCTACCTGGAAGACCTCGAAGAACTCGCCAAACTCCTTGGCAAAGAACTGGAGCAGCACTTTGGCCAAGTCATAACCAGTTTCCGATTCAGCCTCGACCATCAGAGAGTGATCCTTGCTGTCGATTTTGCAGGACAAGTTGAGCCGGACTGCGGGTGCCCCGTGGATCGCCTCGACAGCGATCATCGCCAGGCCGAATATCCGCCTGACACTCTCCAACGGGATGTCCTCTGAAAAGCTGAACTTGTAGTACGTGTTTGTCATTGTGATATCTCCTCGTATTGCTTGCTGAACCGGCGCGCCGCGGAGTTACCTCCACTGGTTACTTACCGGAGGAATTTGCGAAATGTCGGAAAAGGCAGGAGATTTCTTGTCGGTAGGCACAAATAGGTTTCCTCGCTGCTGAACGCCTGGCAATATACCGAATCTAGCAGCAGGCTTGACCGTATGCCTGTCCGGTGATATAATTACTGCTCTCTCCCCATCTGGCTGACATGCGGCGGAGAAGAACGGATGTAAAGAGGTGATAGTAATGGCATTGAAGGGAGATGATACGTCAAAGGAAAGGCAGCGACCTGGACGCAAACCAGCGGCCGACATAACCGAGCATCAAGCGAGAACGCTCCGGGCAATTCAGAGGTTCATCCTGGAACGCGGGATTCCACCGACTGTGGCGGACTTGGCATCCACGCTGGGACTGCGCAATTCTACGGTACACGAACAGATCGATAAGTTGGTTCAGAAGGGATACATCAGGAGAGAGGGCGGAAAGGCCAGAGGAATCTCCGTGGTCCAAGAACCGGTCGACACCATCAACAGCCTGGTATCAGTCCCGATTATCGGCAAGGTCGCTGCCGGTCAACCGATTCTGGCGGAGGAGAATATTGTCGGAGAGATACTCGTCGAGAGTTCAGTTACAAGGAATGGACGCCACTTTGCACTTCAGGTGCAGGGGGACAGTATGGTCAACGCTGGGATAAGCCACGGGGACCTACTTATCGTGCGTCAACAACCAATTGCCGAAAACGGCGACATAGTTGTCGCGCTGCTTGATGATGAGGCAACTGTAAAACGCCTCCATATCCATGGCGGGGAGATACTGTTAAAGCCTGAGAATCCCAGCCACGCCCCGATTGTTGTA